AACAAAGATGTTAAGTATACGAGATTCTCAAATTTTAATCAGGAAATTTATCAAAATAAAGATGGTGTTTCTGTAAGAGTTGAAGATGATATAGCAGATGGGGTAAGTAAACCATGTTATATGAATCCACACCATAACCCAGGTTTTAGTACTGTTGTAGATGATAAGACGGGTTGTGTTACGGGAACTCCTACAAACCAAAATCCATCACACATTGAATCATCGCCTCCTAAAAATTTATTGAAGGCTTAATTATAATATAAAAAATGAATACACAACTTTTATGTTTGTTCACATATAAAAATGAGTTAGATATATCTTTAGAATTTATCTTAAAAAACTACACGCTTATAAACCCAAATGTGTTTGTATTGGAAAGTAAATTAAAAGAAGATGATTTGTTTATAACCTATAACGTTGAGAAAGGTTCAGCACCTGTAAGCTCTCAATGGAAAACTATATTAGTACACAGAAAGAAACAATCAAATACTATTTACACAATTAACGCTTTGAATGAAGTTATCAAAGCAAAAACAGGTGGTCAGTTAGATACAACTTACCAATTAGATTGGAATGAGTTTAAAAATTGTATCATTACCACATCAAACTACGGCTACAAAAAAATCCCAACAAAGGTTCACAAAAACTTAAATGTATCGGAATTAAATATTGATACGTTTTAATTTGGAAATTCAGAATTAATTTATTATATTTGTTTCAATGAAAAGAAAGTTAGTAATTGAAACGAATTCAGCAGATACATTATTCGAAGATTATCGATACGAAATATCCAAAGCACTGATTAAAGGTGTTGAATGGGGTATTCGTTATAAGAAAGATATTGTTTGCTTTGCAAAGATAATTATAAATCGAATCATTGTTGTAGAACTTTCAATTCATAGAGTAGACTTCGAATACATTGTTGATGAAAATATTAAAACTTTAGTGGAAGCTGAAGAGTACGAAGTATGCGCATTAGGAATGAAATTAAAAGAAAAATTAAATAAACAGTTATGACAGAAATCCACGAAGAAACAGCAAGAGAACATTGTGAGAGGGTTTACCCCGAAATGATGGCTGAATTTAAGAAAATTCAAGCCGAAATGTATGAAACATTTTGTAAGAAACAACGAAACTATGGACCTGGAAATATTTCCGTAGGAACTGCATTACAAACGAAAGATGATATTAAGTTATCACTTACAGGTCTTTGGTTTAGAATCAATGATAAGGTTCAAAGATTGAAGCAATTGGTGGTATTAGGACAGCCAGATGAGGTGGGAGAATCGGTGCAAGATACATATGAAGATTTATCAGTATATGGTATTATTGCCCAATTGGTAAGTAGAGGAAAATGGGCAAAATAAATTTGGAAAATAGTAAAAAAAATCATATATTTGTTATACAAAAATGCAAAAAGGTTATATTTAGATATAAGGATATCGCGATAAAACCTTAAACATTAAACTTAATTATTAACTTTAAAACGTAAAAAAATGGACATTAAACTTGCCCTATCGAGATTCAACTCGTTACAAAACACTTCCAAAAAATCAGATTCACTTTGGAAGCCGACACCGGGAAAACATCAAATCAGATTAGTTCCCTACAAGTTCAACAAAGACATTCCTTTTATTGAACTTTTCTTTCACTACAACATTAACAACAAAACTTATTTGAGTCCTGCATCTTTTGGCAGACCTGACCCAATTGTTGAGTTCGCTGAAAAACTTAAACGTACAGGCGATACTGATGATTGGAAAGCAGGTAAGAAGATGGAGCCAAAATTGAGAACTTTCGCACCTGTTATCGTAAGAGGTAAGGAAAATGAAGGTGTTAAGTTTTGGGGATTTGGTAAGACGGTTTATCAGGATATCTTAGGATACATCGCTGACCCGGATTACGGAGATATCACCGACCCAATGAATGGTAGAGACATCGTTGTAGAAATTCAATCCGCTGAAGATTCAAACGCAGCTTATCCAACAACAACTATTCGTGTTAAACCTTCTCAATCTAAATTAGCAGAGAGCGCTGACCAAATCCAATCTCTTTTGGAAAATCAAAAGAATATTACGGAATTGTATTCAGAGTTATCTTATTCAGAATTGAAAGGTGTGTTAGAAAATTGGTTGAACCCAGGTTCAGCAACTAGCACCGATGAAGTTGTTGAAGAATTGGAAGCTCCAAAAGCAGCACCAAAACCACAACCAAAGGTATCCGCTGATTTAGGTGGTACACAAGAAGTTGGTGACCTTCCTTGGGAAAAAGAAGAACCAAAGAAGCCAGCAGATGATGTAGCATCAGCATTTGATGATTTATTTAACAATTAATAATAGGTTACATTATGGCCAAAGTACAAGAGGACTTAGCGAGCATTCTCGCTGATTCATTAAACAAACAAAATAAGGACGGGAGAATTGCATACTTCCTTACTGATGGTGGGGGTGATGCTCCAACCAACGTAAAAGATTGGGTATCTACGGGTAACGCTCTTTTGGATGTTGCAGTTTCTAATAGACCTTATGGTGGTTTGCCAGTTGGCCGTATAGCAGAAATTACGGGTTTAGAGCAGAGTGGAAAATCTCTGCTCTCTGCCCATCTGTTAGCTGAAACACAAAAGAAAGGTGGAGTAGCCGTATTGATTGATACCGAAACTGCCGTTAATAGGGAGTTTTTGGAAGCAATTGGTGTTGATATTTCAAAATTACTATACGTTTCAGTAGATACGGTTGAAGGTATTTTTGAAGCTTGTGAAACTATCATTGAGAAAGTTAGAACAGGCGATAAAAACAAATTGGTAACTATCGTAGTAGACTCGGTAGCAGCAGCATCTACAAAGAAAGAGTTAGAAGCTGATTACGATAAAGATGGTTACGCTACTGATAAAGCAATTATCATCTCCAAAGCGATGAGAAAGATTACGAATATGATTGGTAGACAAAACATTTGCTTGGTGTTTACTAACCAACTTCGTCAAAAGATGAACGCAATGGCATTTAGTGACCCTTGGACAACATCAGGCGGTAAAGCATTAGCATTCCATGCTTCTGTTCGTTTCCGTTTGAAATCTATGGGACAACTTAAAGTGGGTGATAAGATTGTTGGTATCAAAGTAAGAGCACAGGTTATCAAAAATCGTTTAGGACCACCATTGAGACATGCTGATTTCAATATCTTCTTTGATAGAGGTATTGATAACTTCGGTAGTTGGTTGGGAGTAATGAAAGATAACAAATTGGTAAAGCAAGCAGGTGCTTGGTATGAATATATCGACACCGATACCGGCGAAGTTATCAAATTCCAATCAAAGGATTTCGCAGATATTCTTAAAAACGAAGAACTAAAAGACCAAATATATCGTAGGATATGTGAGGTGTGTATTTTACAATATAAAACAAATTCCGCTTCAGATGAAGTTGATGAAACAACGGATGTAGCTAATGAGTCAGATTAATAAAAAGTATTTAGATATACTAAAACAAATAGATGAGGAACACAAAAGTTTTGGCGATTTACATAAAAATTCTAAAACTTTAATTATTGATGGTCTTAATACCTTCATTCGTTCCTGGTCAACCGCACCAAATCTAAACGATAATGGTGACCATATTGGAGGCATAGTCGGTACTTTAAAAAGTATCGGCTACGCTATCCGTACTTTAAATCCAACCCGTTGTATCATTGTATTCGATGGTAAGGGTGGTTCAGACAGCAGAAAGAAAATTTACGGAGGTTATAAAGCCGATAGAGCTAAAAACAAAATCCGCCTTAATCGTGCCATCACTGTGGATATGAATCCCGAAGATGAGCAAATCTCTATGAGAAGGCAGATGGTTGGATTAGCCGAACTATTAACAGCCCTACCTGTAACCTTAATGGTTTACGATGGTATTGAGGCTGATGATGTTATTGGGTATATAGCAACTCAACTTAGACAAGAAGATGAGAAGGTTATTATTATGAGTTCCGATAAAGATTTTTTACAATTGGTAAACAAAGATGTATCGGTTTATTCACCAACTAAAAAGAAAGTTTACAATATTGACGAAGTTAAAGAAGAATATGGATTTCATCCACATAACTTTATTAATTTCAGAATGATTGATGGTGATAAATCAGATAATATCGAAGGTATCAATGGATTAGGAATCAAAACAATCATAAAAGCGTTTCCACTTCTTACCGAAGAAACTACACATACAACCGAAACAATGGTTGAGTACATAAATACTTTGGATAAGAAAACAAAAGCACATGAATTATTCTTAAATAATTTGGAAATCTGCGAAAGAAATCGTAAATTGATGCAATTATCGGAACCAGAGTTTAGTGGTAACCTTAGAATGAAGATTATGGATAGATACGATGAACCAATTACAAAGTTTGAGAAGCAAGAATTCCTAAAATTAGGATTGAAG